ATCAAACCCGAGGTCAATAGTGACATCGATAGTATCACCATCAAGGACACGATTGATCTCCGTCACTCGGAAGTTGTAGCAGCTCTTCCTGCTTGGTGGTGTCATTACTCCCATCTTCTAACTCTGCAAACGCTTGTCTTAATATGTATACAACTACAAACAGAGCAAGACCTAGTGCCATTATTACCATAATGATTACCGACCACACAGGGTCGTTAGCATTATCTAGTGGTCTCAATAATAAATTCATTTCTTAGGTGTTAGGGCATATGCTCCAGCAGATGTTACTAAGATTGCTGCGACGATTGCGATGATTTCCATAATTTGTTACGAGTTTCTTGGGTCAAGTCCTAAGTTAATTAAGTATTCTGTCCACCAGTCTGGATCTTTTCTTTTCCAATTTGGGACTGGCAATCCTTGAAGCGAATAATACTCTCTAATCGCTTCATCTATAATCCGTGCGATCTCCATATTCTTCTTCCTCTTCATCAACGTCCGCATATGCGTCTGCCACGAAGGGTCCTCGTTTGCGTAAAGGTTCTCGTCTGACATAATCAGTCTCGACATTGACTGCCGACATCCAAACAGCAACCTTCATCATAATGAATATGATCCCGACAGGGGCTAAACAAAGTAGAAGTTTTGCACTCATTCATCGACATCCATGTAGCGAAATTTGTAATCTAATACTGCTTTATATAGTTCGTCTCTAAGTATGCGTAAGTGCTCTTGCTCCTCATAGGGACGAGCAGGAGCACCTGGCCATAATCTTATTGTTTCCTTTACGCAGTGATAGAGCAGGTAAATGTCTTCAATAGTCCATTCATACCCGAATGTGCCTTCGTTGTCATTCGGATCGAATTCCATGTTTTTTTGTGAATGGTTCCCAGTGCTCCCAACCATATTTATGTACCGCCCACATTCCTATGATAGGAACGAAGACTAGGCACCATGCCATGATCCCTACTCCATATGGGTTGTTAAGTACAGTCCCACAGAATCTAGCAAACTCTAACATTATAGGAAGTATTTTAATAGAATGTCTATACGCTCTTGCTCGTGAGCAATGATATCTAATTGGTCTTGAATGGCAGCAAGCACATCAGGATGCTCGCCAATTCCTACTGGATTCTTAAGGTAGATCTCAATATTAAGTCTTGCCTTTTCGATGTTACCTTCAGCATCGATCTGAAGTGCTTTAAGAATTTCGTTTCTCATAATTAATCTCTAATGATAGTAAGCATTGTCTAATCCCCATGTAATAGAATACACTATTACTCCCAGAATCGCAATTGCTTTTGTCCACACCATTTTACCCATGGATCCTCGTTGTGCAGGCAAGAGTCAGGATGTACCCACCCACTATTTAATTCTTTTAGTCTTTCCTTGAGGTGCTTATTTTCGAGTTTCAACATATAAATTTGGTGCTTCAGTTTATCGATCGAGGTCATAACGGTTTTTCCAAATCTCCAAGAAATACCTGTCTACTTGATAGAGATCAGCAGTAGGTGGTGGCACTCTATCTATGTCTTCAGACCAACACGTACAGATATCTCGCATCTCTAAAGTGATACCGTCAGGTCGAAACATCCTCCCGAAGGAGGACATTGCAAATGCGAAACGCATTCTAATGCGCTGTTCCATTTCCTGAGTAGGCGTCGCTTTCATAATAGATATTCTCACCTTTTCGTAACCCGAAATATATTGTGGATAATACAAAGGGTAGTGATCCGAAAAGTAAGACATGGGCGAAGGTCATGGTGCTAACGAGCGAAAGATTTTTCTACATGTGTCGATTGCAACTCTTGACCCAAAGACATTGGAGTAGATATATGCAATGCCCAACTTGGAGCAATACAATTCCAACTCTTGACATGATTTTACATCAGAGCTGCTGAGGTCAATGAGGACATCTCCCTCAACTAACAGTGGCAACAATTCGTCAAGTGTGTGCTCGACATTCTCAGGTGGGATGCAGAGCATAAAGATACCAGACTCTTCAAAGAGGACTGACTCTCCAGACTTAACTCCATATACCATCTTCTTTTTGATCTGCTCAACCAGAAGTGGGATGCTAGTGGTGCATCCACTAATGTATCCAGCATCATACTGCTCACTAGATAAATCGTAATTCTGTTGATAAGAAAATACGTCGATCTCATCCTGCATCATACGGCGAGAAATGTCCTCACCCATACGACCCAGAGTAATCATCCCAACTTTCATAGTGTCAGCCTGTGGTGTTTGCAGATTCCCAGTCCTTCTGGAATAGATCAAGTCCCTCACGGGTCAAGACGTGATCATACATCTTCCAGAAGATCTTGGGTGGCATAGTAACGGTACTAGCACCATAAGTATAGCACCTTGAGACGTGATGCACATCCCTCAGGGACGCTGCAAGGATCTCTGTAGGCATCATCTGCACACTGAATGCATTAGCGATTGCACGGACCAACTCAATGCCACTGAATGAGTTATCATTGCAGCGACCAATGAAAGGAGACACGTATGCTGCTCCTGCCTTTGCCGCTAGCAGTGCCTGTGCTACTGAGAAGATGAGAGTTACATTAACCTTAATGCCTTGATCTGAGAGGATCTTACATGCCTTCAGTCCCTCTACAGTGCAAGGGACTTTGATTGTAACTGCTTCACCTAGTGGGAAGTAAGTTTTTGCTTGCTCAATCATTTCGTCAGCTGTCTCGGCAACCACCTCCGTGGAGACGCTGATAAGGTCTGGACATTCTTTAAGTAGTCTTGATGCTACATTATAAAGGGTGTCACCCGATCTCAAAATCAATGTCGGATTTGTAGTGACGCCATCAATCAACCCCGTGCTGTATGCCTTCTTAATTTCAGAGACATCAGCAGTATCTAAAAAGATTTTCATAATTTAGTTAACGTGAATAACGCCTGTCATACCAGCGCCTTGGTGAGGACCACAAAAGAATTCATAATCGCCTGCATCTGCAAACGTAATCTCCTGAGTTTCTCCAGGATTGAACATGAGTGATTCTCTGCTGAGGTCAGCACGACCTTCAACAATGATGTTGTGTGGGGGGAGCATACCATTTGTAAACGTGATGGTGTCCCCAGCGGAAATTGTAATATCGTTAGGCTCAAAAATGAGATTTCCGTTTGATCCCATTGTAACTTCTACTGCCCACGTTGGCAACGCGAGGAATAACGAAGCAAATAAAACTATGAAAAACTTCATATGCTATTTGTGTAACTGTAGTTATGTAGGGGGTTTATCCCCCATAACCACCCTCAAATGTCAAGGTCTCGTAACTGTTTCATAGCGTCAGTTTTGCCCTTCAACATGCCGTCAATATACCCTGCTCTATACTCCCAAGTCTGACCACCTTCTTTCCCTTTCTTGGGATTGATGCATTGTGCATCACCATACTTATTACATACCAGACCAGCAAGATCCAACTCTGAAGAGTCAGATGATGCTCCAGTCCCACGCCAAACATGGACGCCATTGATCCACGTAGCACCACACTTCTCGCACTCTTTACGTTCCAACTTAAAGTCGGACAGTTCTTTAGTCATGATTTAACAATTCCAAGCTCTAAGTGATTTGTTTATTCTACTATCTGGATCGCTCGCTGTCTTCTTAGATGTGAGTTTCCTCTTCATCCCACTCATTCGCGCACAAAAACTCGCTCTACGAGGGTTCCCAACTTTCTTTGAAGGTGCCTTAAGATCGCTTCCTGGGTTTTCACGCTCATACGACTTCCGCCCTTTTTCATTTAGTCCTCCTTCAGAGTTTTTGCCTGACTTTTTCTGCCAGTCTTCAGTAATGAATTCATTAAAGGATTTCATTCTTCTGTATTGTTAGGGTTATTGGCACAATTTGCCTCGTGCTTTTCCAACCACGTCTTAGGACGCTGGTGTCCAACAGGCACCGTGATGCCACAGTAACGACACTTCTTAGTTTCAGCCATAATGATAAGCTCCTTTAGTAGTTTTCTTAGGTAGTTTGCCACCTCTAGCTTTGGTGCCAGAAGTTTCACCATACCCTTCAGGGTGTTTGCCTGCTTTAGTCTTACCAATAGAGTCAGACTTTGCCTTGCTACCCTTCTCAGTATAGTGAAGTTTAGCAGACTTGTCCTTGTCCTTGGTGATCACGGATTCTTGACCGTGCTTGCGTCCCATGCGACGCATAACTTTACCGAATCTGCGCTTGCTCATCTTATCAGGTTTTGAGGTCTGATAGGACACTTCGCGTCCAGTTTCTCCACTGTCATACTTATACTCACCGACACCTTTCTTGTGTCCGATGCCATGCTTCTTTAGATCCTTTTCGAGTCCTTTACGACCCTCACGATTCTTTTTTTCGTCGGACCCCCTGTCAGCACTGATGTGTCCAGTAACCTGAGTCTTTGACTTATGCATCATGCGACCAGTGGCATTACCTTCTGCAAGGAATGCACTGAATGAAAGTGTAGTCACTTCCTCACGCTTGATACCACCAATCTTATCGATTGCTTTACCGATTGCCTTACCGATCTTGTCGCGCTTACGCTCTTTGGGTTTGACGTTAGCACCTGCCTTAGCAAGACGCTCACGAGCAGTGCTACCACTCTTCATATAAGAAGATGCACCAGACTTTGCTGCCTTCTGACGCTTGGAATAGTCCATGTAGGACTCACCCTTCTTCAGTTTCTTGGGATCTTCTTTTGGTTTAGATGCTGCAGCACGATCTTCACGAGCACGAGCATTAGCACCAGGACCACCCAACTTACGATCCTTCTCAGGATCTGGATGCCACATGTCAGCACGCTCAATGACAGTCTCTTCACCCATTCTGCGTGCTACGTTACGAGCACCACGAGACAGGGATCTTGCACCAGCACCAACTGCTTTCTTGATACCACGCTTCAGTTTGCTACCAATTCTGCTGAGCAGACCAGGCTTCTTAGGACCTGAATCGCTGCTGCTAGAAGAGGAGTCACTGCTGCTAGAGGAAGAAGAAGATGAAGTAGTGGGATTAGAAGGGGTAGTCTCAGAATCGGAAGACGATTGGGTGGACTTGTAACCACTCTTAGCGGCACTACCCATGTCTTTCGCGAGATTTTTCGCGTGTCCTGCTGCCTTACCAGCAACTTCAGCACCCTTGACAGCACCTTTACGTGCCAGTTTAGCGCCAGTCTTAAGACCAGACTTCAGTGCAGACCCAACCTTCTGAGCAGCACTCTTAACTTTGGCAAGTTTATCGGATCTCGATGAAGATCCACTTCCGATACGACTCCTTGCTTCAGCACCTGCATCCTTACCAGCACTCTGACCTTGACCAGAAGCAGCAGATGCCTTGTCCTTCAAGCGAAGAGCATTGACCTTAGCAGGACTGGTGACCTCAGTAAGTAAACTCAGTGAGTAGTCAACAGACTCACAGAGCATCTCTGTGACGTGATCAATATCTCTACCTTCTGCCATCTCCTCAACGAAGACTTCTGCCACGATCTCTTCAATAAGAGTATCGCTAAGGAGTGAAACCTCCCAATCATTCAACTCAGCAAAGATATCAACTTGATCGAAGACACCTTCTTTCTGTAGTTTGGCAGCTCTCTTTGCCTTAGTCTTAGCAAGGATGCGTGCCTTTGCATCAGAAGCATCTTGCTTGGAAATCATTTTCACTGCGCCAACCTTTTGGTCAACGTCACCAGGAGCATAACCTTCCACTTCGAGAGTCTTAGGATAGTCCTTGTCACCTTTCTTAGCAGGTTTTTCACCACGCTTACGCTTGGCATGAATGTTTGCCCAGAGACCTTTCTTACCTTCTTCCAGGTCAGTCTCTTCTTTCTTAGTATTCATGATGGCACCCTTGCCATGCTTAGCAGTGATGTCTGCCTTCACTTTCTCAAGTGCAGACATACCATCGTAGTTGGATTTCTTCTTACCAAATGTATTTGGTTTACCAACAGGTGCTTTACTACTACGAGCTCCCATACCACCACGCTCTAGTTGGCGGTCTTTCATCCTGTCGTAGTCTTCCTCACTGAGGGCAGCGATTTGTGAAAAGGATTTCATGTGCTTCTCTTTCTTTAATTAGTGTGATCAACCACCAACCACTTGGACTTGCTCGACTACAACGTCGGCTCCTCCAGCAGTGAGTTTAACTGCACGCTTAAGTGCGGGGACAGTGCCTGCTGCAACCTTTGCAGTGCCCAGAGCATAATCAGCACTCGCTGCACTACTGTCATAGTCAGTAGTGATTGTGGTATCAGAAATTGCAGTTACTTTCTTACCACCAGATCCAGCAGATACAAAATCACTTGTAAACGCTGCATCACCGTTTGCTTCAGTTGCAATGAAGTCACCAACGGCAAACTTGTGTGCGGGGGTGCCACCACCAAGGACGGTGATAACAGCAGTTGCTGCATCAGTCATCGCATTGATTTGGGCATTCTTTGCTTTACCGCAAGACAGGAGCAGTGCTTCACCTGCTGCAAGCGTTACGGCAGGACCGTCATCAATCTTAATTGTTGATGCGGATGCTGCATAGCAGCGGAGGACACCTGACTTCACCACAACGTAGCCATTGCCACTTGCAGAAATGGTTTGGGTGTCAATGACATTTAATACTGACATTGTTAATACGTACTCCTACGATTCTATTTATCGCGTTGTTGTTTTAGAAACTTGGCGAGATCTGCTGTGCTACCTACAAACATTGTATTATTTGTAGTGTTAACTTCTTTGGACTTTTTGGGATTTTCTATATCGTTGACTTTCTTTTGAAGATCTACGAGTTTATCCGCCACGTCGCCAACGTGCTTGATCAATTGACCAGCAACCTCAAACGCACGAGGTTGATCGGATTGTTGTGCTAACTCAAGAATTCCATCTACTGCTTCCTGACCTTTTTCAATCAGGGAGTATAGATTGCCACGAGTATACTCATAGTCTTTCTTCAGTTGATCCTGACTAGAGACGGGATTCTCTACAGGCACAATAGGTTCAGGTTTTGCTTCAGGGACGATTTCGCTAGCGACATCGAGTGCTTCCTCAATGCCGTCAAACTTACTCGTCTTGTCCTGTGACTGGGTTGTAATCTTTTGCATCGACATAATGAGATGAGAACTCGGAGAATCCAAAATCGTCCGTAGGATCTGCATTGAGCGGATCTGGTTGGACGGTGTAACGCAATTCCCGTGGTGCCTGACGGTCCACAGTAGTAGCGTAGTCCACCTGGACTTTCTTGATGACTTCGCCTGTTGCGTCGTTTACAGGACCGTACAGGTAGGTCTTAGCAACGAATTGCAGCGTATATACAAGTGTGCGACGTGTGTCGTAATCACCCTCATATTCATCGCTGTAATCCACTGACGTAAGAGTCACAGGATAGTCTCTTTTCTCACCGAGATCTGGGACCAGATTCATGGTGAGGTTAAAACTTGGTTGGAAGTATGGAAGAATCTGCTCTAGGATTTGCAGAGAGTCATCCTGATTCTTTGCAAGGATTGCTAATTCAAAATTGATGTTATATGGCACGGGCATGAATGCCTTTGTATTAGTGCCGTCGCCCTTAGTATTTCTGATCGCAGAGATAGGTGACAACTTCCTAGTAGGATCATAAGAGATGCCACCGATCTCAAACGAAACTCTAGGGAGTGTGATCTGTGCCTGATCTTGTGTGGACAGGTCACCTACTTGACGGAGACGTGCCAAGAATTTTTGCTTAGGACCATATGCAAGGGGCACCTTCATAACTTCAGTCTTCGATCCCTTAGTGCGACGAAGCTCGATGTTATTAAACAGTGTGCCAAATCCGACAACTGTCTTTCTTATAATCTCGTGATATGTGTAAGTGCCTAGCATTACAGAGTGCCTCCAGAATTACCAAACTCACCGAAGGGATTAACCTCAGTAAAGTCCAGAATGCCATCTGCCTGTGTCTCGATAGTATAGTTAGTATCGATCGTGTCAGAAGTATTCACATTATTTAGGGTGTTGTAGTTTGCACTTGTCCAGGATGCACTAGACACATCTCCAGTGATGGTCTCAGGAATGGTGAATCTACCGTCACGATTGATGACGATCAACTTACCAGTAGCAGAGTCCCAAGACTTCACATCAGCGGTAGTATTGGAGGTACCGCCCGTAACAGTCTCACCAACGGTAAAGTCTCCTGTCCCACCTGCAGACATGGTGACGGTGATAGCGTTGGCAAAGTTGAGCTCAATAGCATCGACCTCTGCGACGCCAGTGTCGAAGTCTTCATCAGAGTATTCAAAGAGCTCACAACGTAAACCCCAGACATGAATCTTTCCGAGTTGATAGAAGGGTATCTCGTGCTCAACGAATTGGATCTCGAAAGTTTTGTTAGCAAGGGGGAAATGTATGAGGTCACCTTCATTGGGTCGTCCTTCTACTATAAGTGTATGGTTGTCGTCTACTACTTCAGTAAACCTAGTGCGTGAAATAATGAATGTAACTTGGTCGGAGATTCTGACTCCGAATTTGCTAAACATGTCACCGTCGCCACGAAAACCGTTAGCGTCTTCAATGTATGCTTCTAGAAGATATGCACCATCAAATTTTGATAAAGTATCTTCTCCGAAAACAGTGTCTTCATTAACTAACGTCCTCGGTATATAGTAGACATCCTTACCGAACATCTTAATCTGCTCGACCACTAGATCTCCTACAAGATCTTGCTCGCCTGTTGTGCCTTGAGTGAAGAAACTATTAGTTGCCATGTTATCCGATCATGTCTAGAGGTGGTAATTCCCATTCGGTGCGTAGTTTCTCTTCTAGTATCTTGAGCTCATCTACAGCATCGTTATAAATCATCTCACCATTTAGAGACACGCCACCTGGCATTTGGACTCCAGTAAATTTGGTAAGATTGCTTCCCCATTGCTTTTTAATTTTGGCAGAGGCATAATCTTTGACCCACATCTGATTGTAAATCTCTGTCCATGTGTCTGGATTTAGAGCACGATATGCGTGGATAACAATATACTGACCAACCAAAGCATCCATTGACCAGTCAAAGTCAATATACAATCTATCTTGCACAGCACTATATCTAACTGGTTTCATGCCTTCCAACAGGAAGTCAATAGTTTCCAGGTGCTGCTGGACCATGTAGTAATTATAAAACTGAGTAGACGTGAAGTCATACAGATCATTCAGTCTCATCTGATAACGAATATCAAACATATTCCTGGTGCCCTTATCGGTAAAACCGAAGAGACCTTCTACTGAGAGAATATGCTCAGGCATTTCAATATACCCATTTGCCTCTGCCCAGATATCATTACCACCATCAGACGTTGAGTTTGTGTTGGTCTTTGCTCTGTCAATGACATCCTGTGTCAACAGATGTTTCAGATAAACTTTCTCACATCCATCATAATGAAACTGTTGAAATTTTTGTATCGTGTAGTCGATAGCATCATCAATCTGATCATCGGAGACATTGATCTCCAAGACTGGTTTACCCAGTCTACGGAGGCAGTACTCCTTCAATTCTGCTTTAGAGGTAGGTTTTGCCATTTGTTATTAGAGAGCAGCGATTGCAGCCTTGAATGCTGCGAAATCAGCAGCACCCGCAGCGACGGTCTTGAGAGTTGCGAGGGTAATAGTCTCTGCCTGTAGTGCAGAGTCAGCAGTTGCACCTTGTGCAGCAGTTGCATAATCAGTCGATGCTGTTGCAGCAGCAGTGCCAAGGGTGGGTTTACCCGTCAGATCTGCGTATGCTCCAGAGAATAGCGAAGGTTTGCCAGTCAGATCTGCATAGGCACCCGAGAAGAGTGTGGGCAGATTAGTAAGATCATTGTAAGATCCACTGGTTGCTACGGTTGCCAGATCTCCTGGTTGTGTAGCAGAAGCAGCAAGTGTGCCTTGGGCGGCAGTGGCATAAGCAGTCGCATCAGTAGTAGCAGCAGTGCCAAGATCTCCTGGTTGAGTAGCAGAAGCAGCGAGTGCGCCCTGTGCAGCAGTTGCATATGCAGTTGCATTAGTGGTAGCAGCAGTGCCAAGACCCAAAGCGGTGATCGCTGCTGAGGCACGGGCATCAGCACGAGCGTCTGTGTAGTAGAGGTTAGTGCCCTCTGCCAGGTCACTCGTAGACTGGTTGCTCAGGTCAAGGTTTGTGCCAACATTCAGTGCAATACGAGTATCAGCAAGTCCATTTACTTGTGAATCAGTGCGCTGAGTGAAGGATAAGACGCCAGTAGAAGCGTTATAACCGAGATCGCCACTAGCACTAAATGCACCCCTAGCGCGAGAATTGGTAAAGAAGATATTGGTTGATCCTTCTGTGACATTATCAGTATCAATATCAGATTGGGTAACAGATAGGGTGCCGCTATTATGCTCAATACCAGTGCCATACGTGAAGTGTGACCTTGTGCGTGCAGCAGTGGTGAATAGGGCATTAGACCCTTCTGTGATGTTGTCAGTGTTGATGTCGCCCTGAGTTGCACTCAGAGTCAGGATATTACCTGCATCATCATATGTAGCAGTGATACCAGTGCCACCTGAGATCAGAGCGTTAACTCTGTCATCAACTCTCTCATTAGTGAAGTAGAGGTTAGTGCCCTCTGCAAGATCATCAGTATCGTGGTTGGCGATACTACCAACCTGTGACTGGAAGAAGGTCAAAGCACCAGTAACATTCAAGTTACCCTGAATCTCAAAGTCAGTAACTGACTTAAAGTTAGTAACCTGAAGGGTGTTAGTGCTTGGGTTGTAGGTAAGGTTTTGTGAGTCTGTGCGGACCTCAGTGAATCCGTTGTTAGCAGAAACGAATGCAGGGAAGTAAGTCAGGTTAGAAGTTGCTGTCTCAGTAACATCAACCAGATTTGACTTGTCTGCAGTACCTGTAAGGTCACCAGTTACATTACCAGTGATCTGTCCAGTAACACCCAGCGTGCCACCCATGGTGGTGTTGTTTGTTACGTCAAGACTTCCAAGGGTGCTAAGACCAGTGATCTCGGCGTTACCTGAAGTGGAGTTAAGTGTAATCTTGTCAGTGCCACCACCATTCTGCAACTTGAGGGTCTTAGAAGCACCACGGAGGACCACGCTGTCCTTAAACAGTGAGGTGCTGTCAACCGTCAGTGTGCCATCCAGTTGCTGATTACCATCAACATTCAGATCAGAATCAAAGTCAACATTCTGTGTAACTTGCAGAGTATCATCAATGATTGCTCTACCCGCAACGTCTAGGGTGCCAGCAACAGTAACGTTACCTGTTGATCCTTGGACGATAAACTTATTAGTGTTAACAAGGATCGATCCACCAACGTTGACGTTAGAAGTCGTGTTAACAGTAGCAATGTTTGCTGTAGTAGCAGCAACTGTGGCAGAGGTGATTGTGCCGTCTGCAGTGATGTTACCTGTAGCACCGAAGAAGGTGATGGTTTCATTCTGGTCAGGTCCGATGAATACATCTTGACCGAAGTAAGAATCTTCATAGACTGCGATACCACCGTTAGGGACCATCAGTGCTGCGTTAGCAGTCAGACGATCAGCAGTAGCGTTGACGTTAAGTGTGACCTTCTCAGCGAATGCAGCAGTGCTAGTGACTGCCAACGTGCCTTCCACCAAACCGTTACCAACGGTAGCGAAGTTACCAGTTGCAGAGGCAACAGTAAACTTATCAGTAGTGCCAGAGCGGACAGCGAAGTCAGCATCAACATCTACAAGACCATTCAACTCTGTGCGTCCACCAACAGTCAGTGTGCCAGAAGTATCCTGATTACCATTGTGATCAATGTTATCGTTGACAGTCAGCAGACCTTCAATCTGAGTTGTGCCAGCAATAAAGGTGTTACCGTTGTCAGTGTCAACAGTGAATCTGTCAACCAGAGAAGATCTGATGACAAAGTTTTCGTTAGTAGCATCAATCAGCAGAGTGTCATTGACAGTCACCTGATCAGATACGACCAGAGTGCCACTGACTGTAGCGTCATCAGTAATGTTGACCGTGCCACCAGCAGAGTCAAGGACAAGGTTACCAGCAGTGGTGTCAATCTCGTTAGAAGCAGCAACACCAATTCTTACAGCATCAGCAGTGATGTCTGTAGAGGTAATAGCAGCATTAAAGGTTGACGTTGCATTGACTGTCAGAGTGTCGCCAGAAGCGTTACCCAGAGTTGTGTTGCTATCTACCTGAAGGTTGCCATCAACCTCGGCGTTGTCTGTAATGTGGACCTTTCCATCAGCGGAGTCGAGAATGAGGTTACCAGTTGTGGTACTAATCTCATTGTTAGCATCGACCCCGATCTGGATCGCGTCGGCGGTGATGTCAGTACTGGTGATTGCTTGGTTAAATGTAACCGTGCCAGTAACGGTGTGGTTATCTCCTGCCTGGTTGCCAATAGTAGCGTTACCATCAACAGTAAGAGTGCCATCGATTTGAGTATTGCCGTCAACATTTAAGTTACCATCTACGTCAGCATTGTCTGTGATATTAACAGTGCCGCCTGCAGAATCAAGAATCAGGTTACCTGAAGAGGTGCCGATTTCATTTGCAGCATCTGTGCCAACCTTAAGGTCGCGAATGTTAAGTCTTGCAGCAGCAGTCAGTGCTTGGTTAAACTGGACTGTGCCGTTAACAGTGTGAGAATCACCTGACTGGTTACCAATCTGTGCATTACCATTGACATTGAATGTGCCGTTGGCAAATGTATTACCAGTCTGTGCATCTACAGTAAATGTAGTGGAGACTGCAAAGTCATCGGTGACATCCAGAGTGCCAGTGATGTCAACGTTACCCCCGAAGGAGCCATTGTCGGTAACAAAGAGATCGTCTCCCACATAAAGATCGAGACCGATACCAACACCGCCACCAACGATGAGAGCACCAGAAGAGGCGTTAGTTGCATTGGTTGTATCAAATAGTTTAATAGATCCAGCGTCAAGACCTGATCTTGTGCCACTGAATGCTTCACTGGAGTTGGTTGCGTTGTGATAGAGAGCATATCTTGCAGCACTCACATCCCAACCGAAGAAACCAACACGAGCAGTCGAGTCGTAGTATCGGAATTCGACACCACGATCTTTAGCATCCGACTGGGTAGGAGCAGTGTCTCCACCTAAAGTAATGACAGGATCATCCAGCGTCACTACTGTGCTGTTAACTGTAGTCGTAGTTCCGTTAACTGTCAAGTCCCCTTGAATAATGGCATTGCCATCAATGTCAAAGTCACCGTTGATAGTAACGTTATCAGTGAATGTAGAGACAGCGTTGACTGTCAAGACATCGGTATTTACATCACCGATAGTGGTCAGAGGACCATTGATTGTAAACCGCTCATTAAATGTAGCGTGACCATGGACAACGATAGCACCATCAGTAGCGTTACCCTGACCAACACGACCGATGGTTGTGAAACCAGACTCGCCAAGGACAGAGAATTCAACGTTGTCGTTAGTGTTGACCTTACCAATGTAGAAGTCATCGCCAACATGCAGGTCTTGGACAATACCAACACCACCAGCAACTCTCAGTTGGGCATCAGCATCATCTGCAAAGGATGCGTTGTGTGCTGTGCCACCACCCAGATAGGTGCGGTATAGGACATCAACGTTATTAAGCAGGGAAGGACGGGTGCGAGCAGTGCCAGCATCCTTGACGACCAGACGGTCTGCCAGATAGATGTCACCACCAACACGGAGATCCTTATCCATGTTAACGCCACCAGCGAAGGTAGCATTACCACCAGTGCTTAGAGTGATATCAGCATCAGTTTCAGCAATAGCGATATTGTTAGTGCGCTCAAAAGTGTTGACGCCCCCAACATTAAGACTACCTTCGATATCTGTATTGCCATTTGTGCTCAGGATACGGAATGTTTGATTGCTGCCATTAGTAATAGTGAGATACTTACCAGTGACATCCATCAGGAAGTCATTGTGGAAGACCACATCATCGTCAACGTCGAGTGTTGCGTTGAAGGTTACATCACTATCAACATTAAGAGTCGAATCAAAGTCAACACCTTGGACTACGTGTAGTGTCCCTTGGACATCAGTATTACCGTTATCAGAATCAACAGTAAACTTATTGACTGATCCAGCAGTGCGGATAATAAACTCTTTGTTATCAGCAGTGAGGATAAGATTATCTGTAATCTCAGTCTCAAGTTGAATGTCCAGGGTGCCTTCGATAACTGTGTTACCAGTTGCACTCTCGATGGTAAACTTGTCAGTGGTATTGTTTCTAACAGCGAAGTTGGCATCGATGTCAACTGTGCCGTCAATCTCAACGTTACCAAGAAGGTGAGTCGTGCCACCGACGTTAAGATTCTCAGAGATACCTGTGCCACCAGTCACCACCAAGGTGCCAGTTGTAGGTGTCTTCCAAGTAGAAGAAGTGTTTGTGGTTAGTCTGAGGTTACCAGCAATGATAGGAGCGTCAGTGCCACTGTAAACTTCAGAGGTGTTAGTCGCGTTGTAGAGGAAGCGATACCCGC